AAGTTCATCATCATACACGGCTGGTAAAAAACCACCTATTCTAATTGGTAAATTATTAGAGTGCGTAGCTACGTTATTAATTGGTAGCATTAACTTTAATTGTTTCATTTTTCTTTATTTTATATAATTTATTGATTTAAAATACCATACATACTAGCCATCAAGTCCTTCTTGCTGACGTTGTTGTTCTCCTGCAATTTGAGCCTCCTGATCAATAACGGGCTGCATCGATTTCTGACGTAGATTAGCCTCTTCTCTTGCATTTCTACCCCCCTCTGCCATCTGCTGTTGTTGCGCTGCGAACTGTCTTTGTTTCTCCGCTTCCGCTTGTTGTTGAAGCATCATCATCTGCTGTTGTTGCTCCTGCTGCACCTTCCGCTTCTTGATCTTCAGCGTCATCTTATCCTTAAGTTCAGTATATGTACGTGCGGTTTCAAGTTCGATGTAGTCATCCCAATCAAACCCTGTCTTTTCTGCGTTCTGAGCCATTGCTTGGGCAATTGTTAGAAGTCTTTGTCTTGACTGCTCATCTATAACGTCCTCAATATCAACCTTTACCATCATGTCTTCCAATTGAAACTCACTGGTGTTCTTGAAGAACTTGATAGCATCTTCGGATAACATCACCTCCGCTGCCTCTTCCCCGTCAGTATCCATCAACATGATTTTTGCTTTGTTCAGTATGTACTGAAGAAGATACGTGTAATAGGTCATGAATCCATCATAGTATGTTGCCATACCTAATTGGTTCTGACTTATAGATTGTTGCTGAGAACCGTATCCAACATAGCTCGTCAATTGCCCCATCCCTACTTTTGATGCGTTGATTATCTCTTTCATCATTCTCTCTTTTTCCTGTATAAGGGAAACGTATATTGTTACATTTCCACTAAGAGACATGTCATGCTTCTCAACGAGTCTTTGGTTGTCAAGCATGTTAGGGTCTTCTCCGTCACCACCATCAGTAACGTGAATGGAATACTTCTTCAGGTTGGTGATCATCTCTCTTACGGTATCCCCCTCGCCAACCTTATTCCCGTTTACGAACAATACATTTCCAAGGTCTTTACCTATGTTCTGACGTATTTTGTACTCGTAAGAATCAATATCATCCTGTAGCTTCTTCATCCTATCCACTACCGATCTATTCATTCCCATCATCATGTTAGGAATGAATGTCCGTACAGGTAACATTGGTCTACTTGGATTCATTGAATCATAAACAACATTGTAATCTTTACCGTAATCGGTTATAATTGTATTACCAATCAACGTTGCCTTGTCTATTCTGAGATACGAATAACGCTCAGATTCATTTCCGTGAATAGGGGTTATACTTTTACCGCCATCCTTGTCTTTATTTGTTTTTGAGTCTTCTGGAACTTCAGTTATCCAAAAACCAGTAACAACGGCCACTTGTCGATAGTTGCTTCCGTCAGGACCTCCCCACCAATTAAAACCAATATCAGACCCACTTGAACCATTGTAATGATTAAGTAGATCAAAGCCACTACCAGGTGATGTGACTGACATTTCTTTCACTAATTTCCTTTCATCATCATCAAGGTCGTATCTATAGTATATCTCTTCTGGGGACATGAATGATACCCATCCAACAAATTCTGCCGCATCATTGTAATCAGAGTCATTAGAAAAGTCAAGTATCAGATTGTATGGGGCAATTACCTCTGTATATGGTTTACCATGCATTTCGTCAACATATACACCACAGTACCTGCCTATAGCACAGTCGGTGAATGCCCGCATCATTTGGTCTCTAAGTCTGTTTCTGTTTATTATGTCGTTAATAAGGTCAAGACCATACTCTTCCATTTCGTCAATTGGTGACTTCATCGCCTTTTCCGCTGCTTCGTCAAGGTCGATGTTATTCCCCATGCCTTCAGGGAAGAATCCCATTCCATACTTATCTTGCGTTTGGTTGAAAAATTCAGCAAGATCTTTCTTTAGATTAATCATCTGAACCCTCTGCATCTTCTTGGATATCTTAGATGGCTCAAGGCTTTCTATTGTTACCTTGGTAGAGTTAAGGATCTTTCTGATGCCGCCACGCATATATTCTATCAATTCGAATATCTGTTCCCCCTTAACGTATGGGGCAGGAAGCTCACCACCCTTATCGTCTTCTGTCAGATACGCAAAGTTGAAGTTCTCCTGCGTACCCATGAAGTACCTGTAGTTATTGATTATCTGGTCTACAGGTGACATCTCTGCCCATCTCTTCGTGCCTCTTTTACCCTCGGTCTTGGTTTCATCATTATTTGATGAGACGTTATAGTTTGTGGCTATGAACCTAACGTTCTGAGCGTACCAATTCTCAATTGAACCGTACTTCTCAATTATCTTCTTTTTATCAAAAAAGTTGTCTGGTCTATCGTATACTATTTCAATTGCGTGACTGTTGTCAAGTATCATCCGTTGTGAATTTTATAGCTGCAAATGGAAGTTCAAATACTCTACCATCAAAATCTCTTATTACTATTGCGTAGGTGTTTAGCCCATTATTTATATCTCCCCTGTAACCTACAGCGAAGAACTTTCCAGTTTTATTTACCCCATCCTTACCTACCCACCTCACTGCTCTCCCCTTTGGGTTCGTGTGTTCCATATTCCCATACCGTTTTTAGATGGTATTTCTCCTGATTCAAATATCGGAATTTTATTCCACTTTGTAACACGCCTACCGTACTCGTCCGTAGTAACGTAACTTACCTCCTTGTATTTCACGGATACATTTTTATCTGATTTCCTGTATTCGTCCTTATCAAAAAGCTCACATGCAACAAGGGCATCTAAAAGGTCAGTATTACTTAGGTGAAAGTCTGGTAGTTGATTGATTATATCAAGAAACCATATTCTATCTGAAAAATTCCTTAGATACTCAAAAAAGAAGCCATATATGGTATCCCTATTCCACCTGTCCTTATGAAACCCCTTTGCCGCTTTTCTGTCAAATGATTTAGCACCAGTGACTATTGGTTGAGACGCTAAATAAGCCCATGCCCCATTCTGCCTGTAGTTGTCCATAAGAACCCTACCCTCATTTCTCTCTATCATGTTCTTACAGTCGTTGTAGTATCTCTGTAATAAAAGTGTTTCTTGGAATATGGTTATTGGGTCATTCGTTCTTCTTTGGTAATATGCGACATACTCTTGAGTGCTTGGTCTCTTTACAATCGTAGAATGTACGGAACGTTTACCTGATGACAATGCTTTCTTGGTATCCATACTATCTGTGTCAACCATAGGTATAGGGTCTGTTCCAGCTCTATACTGTTCCCCTGTAACAGGGTGTTCAAGTATCGTGTACATGCCTTTTGAGTTAGCTACGGCTATCACCCTTCCATCCCTCTCTAAAAGATCATAGGTATTCACTGGCCTTGGATCTTCTATTATCCTTTTTTTCTGGGCATTTATCTTTAGTAGTATATCCTCTGGTATTATACCGACATTGTTCATTTCGAAAATGTCGTTGATGTCCACTGGATAAGACTTAACGAATCCTATGTAGTCTCTCTTATCATCAGACCTATCAAGATACTCTCTTCTTCTGTCTATCCACTCCCTTGCACCTTCTTTATCAGACCATCCATTAGGGCAGAAATCATAGAATCTACCTGTTTGATTTCCATCTTTATCATACTCTGGCGCACGACTTATACCCATTGTACCAGGTATGAACACAGTTCTTACTCCAAGAGATTCAGCCTCTTTCCACATCATCTCAGCTTCCTTTATACCAGCCTCGGACACGATGCCAGCAGACCCACCGAAAACAACAGGTGCTATTTTCTCAAAGTCATCCATCAGACACGCTTGAATCGATTGCCTTACTTCTGATGCAAAATCATGTAGGAACAACTCATCTATGAATGCATGTGCCGCACGTTCCGACTCAAAGTTTGAAGCGTCTTTTCTTGAGTCACTTGTCTGTCTCGCTAAGATGTTTGAATTGTTCCCTGTTGTCATACCAGTGTTATCCTTTACATCTATTGTCATATATCCAGTAAGTCTTTGAGACTTTTTCTCTGGCTTTATCCATTCGTCAAGTTTCTCGTAAGCTACCGCTACTTTTTCATTGAACAGTTTTTCGGTCTTACTTCTATTGTTTGATGTTAGGAGCGATGTTGAGCCAGGTTCCGTTAGTGCCTTCCAAAGAGATACTCCAGCACCGAAAAGTGCCGAAAGACCAATACCCCTTCGTTTATATATACATAGATCCTGCCCTAATCTTGTTGCTTCGTAATACTCATCTATAACCCATTCGTCAACATCTCTCCACCACGGATTGATAAGTTGCCCTCTAGGTTGTTTGATTTTTACCTGTGTAAGGTAGAAATAGTGAAGACCCTTTATTCCATTATACCCCTCAACCCAACGCTCCTGTTCAATAGCCCACCACTTTGTCTCTTCTGCTTTTGTCATTTTTGGCTTGCCCTCCCATATGAATTTAGGTGGTAGAGGATTGCCTTTGATGATAATTTCAGGAGCTTTTCCCTTTGCCATTAAGTTTTTGATTTGCCACAAAGGTAGTTATTTTATTAGCAACCAATTGATTATATTGCTAATTTAGCAGAAACTAAATCGAAATATATCAATGATATATGGACAATTGAATATACAATGTTATTTAGTATCTTTGCACTGTTCCTTTCCTTTCTCCTTGGGGTAGTGCTTTCGGGTACTGCCCCTTGTTTTTTTTAAAAATGTTTATATTAGCGGAATGGAACAAAGACCAAGGTTAAAAGGAAACAGATTAGCAGCGTTTGAAAACATTACCAAAGATGAGAACAGGGTGTTGGTTATTGGTGACCTTCACGAACCGTTCTGCCTTGATGGTTACTTGAATTTCTGCAAGAAAACATACGCAAAGTACAACTGCAACAAGGTGGTTTTGATCGGTGATATTATAGATAACCACTATTCAAGCTATCACGAGACTTTTTCGGATGGAATGGGCGGTAAGGCAGAACTTGACTTAGCAATTAAAAGGGTTGGCAAATGGTACAAGGCATTTCCGAACGCTGATGTCACACTGGGTAATCACGACAGAATAATAATCCGTAAGGCGCAGACTTCAAACATACCTAGCAGATGGATTAAAGAGTTTAGTGAAGTGCTAGAGACTCCAAAGTGGAACTTCGTTACTGAAGTCTATTTTGATGACGTTAGATACATTCACGGAGACAAGAGTGGCAACGCAAGAACAGCAGCAAAACGAGATATGGTTTCAACGGTATCAGGTCACTTCCATACTCAAATGTATGTGGAGTGGTTCTTTGGTAAGTTCGCTGCATTGTTTGCTATGCAGGTGGGTTGTGGGATAGACTCTAAAAGTTACGCTATGGGGTATATGCAAGGCGGAAAGAAAGAAGCGATAGGCGTAGGAATAGTTATAGGTGGTCATACTGCCTTTAACGTGAAGATGGATTTATAATTTATTATTTTTGTAATTATGAAAATAAAAATAGACCACTTAAAGAAAATAATCGTAATCAAGTGCGATATTACTGAAGAATCAAAGAAGATTATAACTCAGATACAATCCCTTGCTGAGAATCTTCCAAGGTATCTGGTAAAGATTCTTCCGTTCGTAAAGAATAAGAAAGATAAAGGAAATCAATCCTAACCTTTTGTTTGTTCTTTATCATAACTATCCCGTTCACGCAATCCTCTGCGTATTCATGTTCTGAAACACGGATCCACATGTTGGATATCACTCTCTTTATATCCGCTATTGATGGAGCTTTACCTCCCCAATGGTCTTTTATGCTCCTGTTAGAGCGAATAATGTGCTTTACATGAGAATAATCTATTGCTTCAAAGAAAGCTTGTGTTATATTTGTATCCATGACAGCAATATTACAAAAAAGTTTCCTTTGGATGAAGCCTGGGGCCATTTTTAATTTAATGTCTCATGCCGAGCATGAAGATATAGAGATATTTATGTGTGAAGACCTTGACAATAAGGGAAATGAGTTCTGGCTCTCCAGGGGGTTTGTACTTGGAGAATTTGAAGAGGGCTACACGCCTTTATGTTGGACTCAAGACCTATTCATCGTCATCTGACACACTCTTTGGTCTTTCAGTCCAGTATACCGCATCAGGCTCCTTAACTGGCGTTCCTGATGTTTTTCTATACACTGAATTATCATCACCCAAGAATCCGTCAAAGTAACGTTTACCATCACTCCAAACGTAGTTTTTATGTACGTCAGGGCGATTAAAATAGATAACGTTCCATGATTTCTTATTCATAGCTGTATTATTTTCAATGCTAAATTACTGAAAATAAGTCAATTACAAAATACTTTGCCTTAATACATCAATTATATGCTCGTTTATAGGGTATATATCCATACTTTTTTTGTCTCCAAACTCCCACTTGTGGTGGCAGTCGAAGCAAAGTATATTTATATTCTCCTTTACGTGTCTTAGCTTTGGTTGTGAACCTTTAGATAAAATGTGTGAAAACATATATCGCTCCCACCTGTCACCAAGAAACCCATTACACTCCTCACAGTAATGCGGTCTCTCCGACCATATCTCCTTATAGAACTCGGTATCAAGGTCTATCTTTTCTTTCGCCTTACTTGATATTCCTGGTTTCTTGAAAGACTTAGAAGCGCATCTCTTACATCTTCCTTTGCTCCAGATATAATCTTCCTTACTGCATTCCTTACATATCTTCTTCTTCCTGTCTATCACGCTTCCTTATTATGTAAACCTATGTATGAAAAAAGCCCCCGTCTAAACAGGGGCTTTAATGAACCAAACAAACATGAAAACTAAAATCTTTTCAAATTTACTATATTAATTTAGAAACACAAAATAAAGTTTTATCAATTTATGAAGCTCTTCTATCCCCAGCTCTGTTGTGGCCGCAAATTCAAGATTCTGATCATATACCTTTATTAGACCGAAATCATACATCATGTATATCTCGTTACGGTATTCGTGATCCCATATCTCTTTCCCGAACATGAGTTCTTTCAATAGTGTCATTCTCAATGCATCACTCATCTCCAATGTCATAGTTTTTATACCTTACATCAAAGCCCCTTTCCTTCATTTTTCTGATAAACCTATTCCTTGCCTCAACGGGGTCCACGTCTTTCTTGACGTATATAGATGTATTCCTGTCTATTATAACACGTTGCATTTCGTTAAGGTTTGGGGAGTGAATTTTAGATGCCTCCAGTGCCTTGTGCCGAAGCTCAATCAACTCTTCATTTTTAACCGCGCCTTCTTTTTCCATTTTTATAAAGTTAGTGGTTTATAATTGTTTTTCAAATTGTTACGCAATGTAAAAACTATTCATAAATTAGCAACAAATAATTTTACCTGCAAATGGATATAAGAAAAGCAAATGTAACGGATGGCTATGAGATCGAAGAACTTGTAAAGCTATGCGCTGAAACATCTGACATGATGATGATAGACAGGGTAGATGCTGATGGGGTCATATCAAAGGTTGTTCTATCCCCTAACTTTCACGTATATGTTGCGATGATAGGCGGAGAAATAGTTGGTGTTATAATTGGTGTTCAAGGAAGCATGTTCAGTAACATTCACAATATGGAAGTGTCAATGTGCGTGTCACATAAGTGGACAAGAATGGGCGTGGGATCAATGCTTATGGAATACTTTCTTCTTGAGCATGGTTGGAGAAACGTATACGCTGAAGTGGTAAGCGACAATGAGCCTATCATAAGACTCCTTACAATGCATAACTACAAACTCGTATGCTCCCTGCCTAAATTTGTGAACACAAGAAGAGGATTCAGAGACAAAATGATATTTACATACAATGGATAAGCCAAAGAACTTTAAAGAATTAAAGCAAAGACTACTGCCGTTCATAAATTATGAACAGAGCATTCAATTGAACAAGGAGTCTAAAGTCCAAAATGTTGGTAATATGATATCCTCTCACATTAAGATACTTGAGGAAAATTCTGGTAATAAGGGATATATGCCTTACTACGACAGGCTTGTTGTGCTTCTTACAGTTCTTGAAGCTGGCTGGGAATAGCGAACCTCTCAGGGTCTATACGCTTACATCTCTCAAGTATTAGGGCAGATACCTTCTTAAATGCCATTCTCTCGGCAGGTGTAGTCTCTGTGCCTATCTCGGTATTAAGCCCAGCGTCAATCTCTAGCATGATATCTACCGCAGCCTTGATAGGTGATGTTGTCCCTGACGTAGCCAAAGCTCTCTTCAGATACTTAGCGGTATCAAGAACTTCCTCGTATGCGTGTTGAAGCCACTCCTCCTTGGAGTAGTCCTCTCTATCTACGGTTACACCGTACTCCTGCTTCCCCTTAATGTCTGAGGATACAAGGTCCTCGAATATCTGTCTACTTGTGTTGCTCTCCATTCTCCAAATATACCGTATCTTTGTTATATGGCAAAGCGTGACTACAAAAAAGAGTACAGTAAGTTCCAATCATCAAAGGAGCAGAGGAAAAAACGTTCTAATCGTAACAAGGAAAGAAGCAAGGCCATAAAGAAGGGTATCGTAAAGAAGGGTGACGGAATGGATATGTCACACACAAAGAACGGGGTAGTAAAAAAGCCCCAATCCGTAAATAGAGGGTCTTCCAAAGATATGCCAGGAGATAAGAGAGCCAGGGGCAAAGGCTGTAAGAAGAAGCAGCCTAAGAGAGACCTATAGCTATTTTCTTCGATAGGTAGTCGTTTATTGCAGACAAGGCATCCTCACCAAGTCCAGTCACTATATTGTCCCTTTCCGTGAAGTATGAAAATACATCACTTTTATGGAAGGCATACCATGTACCGTCATATGGATTGTACGTGGCTAATACGCCATAGTAATGCATTCTGTGTTTCTTTTTCATCTTACTTTAGTTAACCATTCAAATTCCTTTGTTCGCATTCCCGCATACATTACAGCTATCGAATCAGCCATGTGTTCTTGCTTCATCAGTGGGAAGTCATTCCTAATAAGCCACGGAGCCTCTGGGTGCTGCTCGTAAGCCCACTCAATCATCTCCTTCTTGCTTGCGTTCTTTTTACCTACGCTCGCCATCTTAACCTCGTGCGGTGTTACCTCCAGGCATCTATCTGGCAATGAACCTAACAGAAAGCAACTAACCCCGTAGTTCTTCATTCCGTTCGCACTCTGACTACCGCTAGGTGTCTCTGCAAATATAATCTGTGGATTCCAACGCTCTATAAACTGCTTAGAACCCCTGTAAAGGTCTACACACCTCTCAATAAGGTCAGAAGCCGCTCTAATCTTCTTGTTGGGGTTCTTCTCAGTGGTTATGGTCACTGAGTCAATGACAACGAGCCTGTCGCTCGAAAAATCAAAAGCCGTAAGACACGTATTACTAAGACTAGGGTCTATTGATACTGCTATCATTATTTCGTAAGTTTATCAGTTGACTTTTCATCGTTTTCGTCAGTCTTTGCCCTGACCTCTGCTCTCAAAAAATACTCGCACGTACCTCCAAGAACAGGAGGTTGTCCAAAGTAAGATTGACGTTCACTCGGCTTTGCAGTATGTCTGTAGCATATCTGTTTCAATGGGCATCTCTCGCCAGTACACATCGTAATATCTGGCATATCTAAAAATTTATTTCTATTCCACCATTCAACCACACAAATAACACTTCGTAATTACCATTAAGCCATCTGTCATAGGTAATGACAACTGTAGGAATCAGTGTGAATTGACAGCTTTGTTCGTAAAATCGTACTTTCATGGTTCTACGTCTTTGTTTCGTTCTTGTTCTTCTTTTGTCTTCCCACATACCTGACATACTTTACCACCATTAAGGTAGTGCTTTCGCCATACGTGGTTCTTACACCTTCTCTGTCGCATTGCTTTTACATTCTCATCTGCCTTACGGATGAACTCTTCTGCTTCATCGCCTTCAAGCGTTGGGATATATGCTTTCATAGTGGTCTTAATTCTTTTTGACTTAAACAATACCCCTTGCCATGCCCTAAATCCTTTATGTTGGACTCCTGTATAAGCTCGCCCTTCAAAACCCATCCAGCAAATGTTACCGTATAATCCTCAATTATAGCGAGTATATACATATCAACATCTGGATTAACCTTTAGCGTGGATAATAACTTCCCAGTTTTGTACCTCGTAGACTTTATGTCGTACCTGTAATTCTTATACACACCATCGTAACTTCCACTTCTCGGTGATAAACCTATATCTGGGAAGACATTGAATTTCTTGGCAAAGGCATACTCAGCAATTACCCCGTCAACATCAGCACTCATGCCGTCATGGCTTCCGATTTTAGCATCCTTTACACCAGCGTTTCTTGCTATCAATGTTCTCATTCTACCAATCATCTCACAAATAGTGATTTCGTCAGGTCTTAGCGTCACTTCCATTCTAATATCTTAAGGGTTTATCCTCCTCCTTTTTGAAGAAAAAACGACCTACCCCATGAATAAGAGGTAGGCCGCCATAAATAGCTACTCTATTTTAATTTCAATTTTCAAAACTAAAGATTCTCAACTTCAGCCTTTCCAAGAATCTTGAACATTCCGCAATCACATACCTCACACTTTCCCTTGGCAGCACTCCTGCCATTCTTCATTACCACAACCTCTGAATCTAGCATGGCTCGCTTTTCCTTACACTTAACGCAGTAACCCTCGTATTGTACCTCTTTCATTTTTATTGATTTTGGTTATTATTTCAGTTTAATATTTTAAGCGTACCACCCTTCTTTACTATGTATACGCAGTTCTCGTTCTCAATTATCTCGGTTATAATCCTAGCCATACCCTCATGCATACAGCCCTGCTTGACAAGGTTCTTTAAAAACTTGCGATGCTCTTTGCCATTGGGTGGGTAAACTTCAAAGCATCTTTTTAGTACTCTTTCTACGTGTTGCTGTTGATTCATTTTTATTTATATTTTGTGCCGCCTCAGTTATCCATCGCTCATAATCCATGTGTGTTTCGTCTGGATTAGGCTCTGGGAAAACAATATGTAGCAGCTCGTGAATTATCGATTCCTCACACAATGGTATGTCGTGATATATGATAGCAGTCCTGCTGCCAAAATCCCTCTCCACACCAATAAAGTAATCCTCTCCATTATACTCTATCTGACCAGGGGTTATCTTCTCTGTACGTATATCCCAATCATCAATGCCAAACCTTTTCGCCCAAGCCTTAATAAGATGTCTCACGTATGCCCCCTTCACTCTATACATAAAATTGATTTATTAATTGATAGCAGTCCCCGCACAAGTTTCAGAAACAATATCATCAAGATAAGAAGATATACCCATTATAACAGAATCAGTCGAATGTTCAGTCCCAATAACAAACTCAATAGAATCCCCCTGTATGACGACATCAGCCTCCTTGTCAATAAAAACACCAACAATAACAGTATCGTCATCTATGGATTCTAACGCCTTTCGTAATTCCCCTATGGTCATGTGAATAGTTTAGTGACCGCTAAGTAAGTAATTATTTTTCATAATGACAATACTCCTGAAGAAAAGTGTTGCTATTAACTAAATCTTTAGCTGAAGTGTAAAATGTGTATATGAGGGTAGGGTATAATATCAATTTGCAAATCAGCAACTCATCAAACTGTCCCCCCTACCTACTTTGGGGTGGGGGTTATTTTTAAGATTAAATTTCAACAATGTAAACCCGTTATTGGGCGAGCATAGTCGTGTACACTATGTTTCCACACTGTGCTTCCGTTCGGCATCATACCGTTACCTATAAAGATTCGTTTGTACCTTGTTGTGGCTTGTAATAAACTGTCTGTCGTTTCTACGTTGCCATGAATTAAAGATCTGCAAGCCAAGATATCGTGTACACAATGTTCTTAGATAACACACCACACTTTTTTTCTTGTGTCGTTTGCACATTGTCATAACTTTGGTTACTGCCAATTAGTTGTATATGCAACTATTATCGTGTGTGCCTTGTCATAATGGTCTGTTTAGTGTGTTCTTTGCTATATGTTTTGTTCATAACTTTCTTTAGTGTTTATCTTTTATTTGTCAGGAACGTAGCCAG